GACTTAGGAAATACAGAAATTGATTGTAATGAATTAGATTTAACTTTAAACAAAGAAAGAGAATTAAATATTAGGTTAAATAAAAATGGTGGAAGTTTTGATGATGAATTAGTAAAAGAATATTTTGATTATGAGGAATTGACTGAGTGGGGATTTACTCCAGATGAATTATTTGATAAAGAAGAAACAACAGCTGATGGGTTAATTGATGATGATGAAATACCAGAGGCAAAAGAAAGCAAAGTAAAGCGAGGAGATATTTGGCAACTTGGAAAACACAAAATCATGTGTGGTGATAGCACAAGCTCAGATGATGTTGCTAAATTAATGAATGGAGAAAAAGCTGATATGGCACACAATGATCCTCCTTATGGTATGAAAAAAGAAAATGATGGAGTTTTAAATGACAATCTTAATTATTCTGACTTATTAAATTTTAACAAAGAGTGGATTCCTTTACAGTTTTCATATTTAAAAGATAACGGAAGTTTTTACTGTTGGGGTATAGATGAGCCTCTTATGGATATTTATTCAGAAATACTTAAACCATTTATAAAAGAACAGAAAGCAACTTTTAGAAATCTTATTACTTGGGACAAAGGAAATGGTCAAGGGCAAAATTCAGACAATACAAGAAGCTATGCAATTGCAGACGAAAAATGCTTATTTGTAATGTGTGGTGTTCAAGGTTTTAATAACAATGCTGATAATTATTTTGATGGATGGGAGCCTATAAGAGATTATCTTTTATCTGAAAGAAAAAAAGCTGGATGGGATGTTCCTATGATGAAAAGAATTGCTGGGCATTCAGATTTGTCAAGAGATCATTGGACATGTAAATCTCAATGGAATATGCCAACTAAAAAAGTTTATGTTTCGTTTCAAAAATGGTGCAAAGAAAATAACACAAATGCTTTTAAAAAAGAATACGAAGAATTAAAAAAAGAATACGAAGAATTAAAAAAAGAATTTTACAGCACAAGAGCATTTTTTAATAATACACATGATAATTTTAATAATGTATGGCATTTTGATAGACATAAAAGACAAGGAAATGAAGGTGGACATGCTACTTTAAAACCAATTCCTCTTTGTGAAAGAGCAATTAAAAGTAGTTGTTCTGATAATGGTTTAGTTTTAGATATGTTTCTTGGTAGTGGCTCAACATTAATAGCAGCTGAAAAGTTAAATAAAAAATGTTATGGCATGGAGTTAGATGAAAAGTATTGTGATGTTATAATTGAAAGATGGGAACAGTTTACTGGATCAAAAGCTAAAAAGATAAATGGGTAAAGGAAGAAAAAAATTACCAACAGCTATTAAACAGATGCAAGGCACACTTGAGAAAAGCAGAACAATAGAAAATGAAATGCAAGTTGATTTGGTTAGTCAGTTACCAGATGCTCCAGATTTATTATCTACAATTGGAGCTGAGGAATGGTATAAAGTAACATCACAACTTTTTAATTTAAACATGTTACATAATGTTGATCTCAATTTAATATTAGCTTACTGCAATGAGATGGCTTTGTATATAGAAACAGAAACAATGTTAAGAGAAAAAGGAAGGATACAAGTATTTAAAAATTCTGATGGAACTATAAAACATGCTCAAGCTGTTCCTTATCAAAAGATTGCTAAAGATGCTTTAAATACAGCTTTAAAATTAGCAACACAATTTGGCTTAACTCCAGTTGCAAGGGCAAACATATCAGCTCCAGTAACAACTAACAACACACAAATAAATAATTATTTTGACTAAGTTCTACTTTGATGACAAGGCAGCAAATAGAGCCATTGGTTTTATTGAGCAATTCATAACACATACAAAAGGAGAGCTTACTGGTAAGCCATTAAAATTAGAAGAGTGGCAAAGTAAAATTGTTGGCGACATATTTGGCTGGAAAAATAAAGAAACAAATCTCAGAAAATATAGAACAGTATTTATTGAAGTTCCAAGAAAAAATGGTAAATCAACTTTGTGTGCAGCCATTGGTTTGTATATGTTATTTGCTGATGAGGAAAGAGGGAGTGAAGTTTATAGTGCTGCTGGTGATAGACAACAAGCTGGAATAGTTTTTGAGATAGCCAAAGGAATGATTTTGCAAAGTCCAGAATTATCTGAAAGAGGCAAGGTATTTAGAAACTCAATTGTCAATGAATCTAAAGGAAATTATTATCAAGCAATAAGTTCTGATTCTAAAACTAAGCATGGATTTAACGCCCAGTGCATTGTTTTTGACGAATTACACACACAGCCAAATAGAGATTTGTGGGATACACTAACAACATCAACTGGATCAAGAAGGCAGCCATTGACAATTGCAATTACAACAGCTGGTTATGATAAGCAATCTATTTGTTATGAAATATATTCTTATGCTAAAAAAGTAAATGAAGGAACTATAAAAGATGATTCTTTTTATACTGTAATATATGAAGCAGAAAATGATGATGATATTACTTTGGAATCTACATGGAAAAAAGCAAATCCAAATTATGGTGTTAGTCTAAGAAAAGAATACATGGAAAGAGAAAGCCAAAGAGCTGTTGACGTTCCATCATATCAAAACACATTTAGGAGGCTAATGCTTAATCAATGGACAGATTCACATAGTGCATGGCTCACATCTGGTGAGTGGGATGCTTGTCATCAAGATTTTGATTACTCAATATTAGAAGGCAAAGAATGTTGGGGTGGATTAGATTTAGCATCAACAAGAGATTTAACTGCTTTTGTATTACTGTTTAATGTAGATGGCAAGTTTGTTTTTATACCTTATATATTTATCCCAGAAGAAAACGCAAAGAAAAGAAGCGAAAGAGATGGTGTTGATTATGTTTCTTGGTTAAGAGATAAGCATATTTATGCAACAAGTGGAGATGTTGCTGATTATAGTTTTATAAAATCTAAGATAAATGAGCTATCTAAAAAATATCGTATTCAGTCAATATGTTATGACAGATGGAATGCATCACAATTAGTAATTGATTTGCAAAATGATGGGGCTAACATGGATCCATTTGGACAAGGATTTGTTTCAATGTCTATGCCAACAAAAACTTTAGAAGCTGAAATACTTTCTAAAAATATTATACATAATAATAATCCTTGCATGAATTGGTGTATTAGCAATGTAGCTTTGCAAGAAGATCCAGCTGGAAACATTAAGATTTCTAAAAATAAATCTAAAGAAAAAGTTGATCCAGTTGTTAGTTTAGTCATGGCTTTAGGTTGTCATCTTACAACTGAAAGTGGTGATAGTGTTTATGATACAAGAGAGGTTATAGTTTTATAATTATGTTAATAAATAACACACACATTGTTTTTTTATAGCTTTTTATAATCGTATTATTGTGAAAATAAAAATTTCACATTGACTTTACTTGAAAGAATAACAAACGTATTCATTCCTCCTAAAACTCAAAAAAGAGATTTATCTCTTAACACAATTTTTCCAGATGCAAATGTTTTTGATACTGATAAGGCTTTAACTCTTACAGCTGTTTGGTGTGCAATAAGATTACTTGCTGAATCTGTTTCTTCATTGCCTATTTCTGTTTTTACTAAACAAGCTAATGGTGATAAATTAGAGGATTCTAAAAGTCCAATTTATAATCTTGTAAAATTTAAGCCTAACTATTACCAAAATAAAATAACATTTTTTGAGTTTATAATGCTTAGTATTTGTACTGAGGGAAATAGTTATGTGCAAATAGTAAGAAATAATTCTGGTACACCAGTTCAATTAATATGTTTAAGCCCAAGCAGTGTAACTGTAGTTGTAAATAATAATGAGTTGTTTTATCAAGTAGATGGTGGAAGTGTTTTAGATTCATCCGATGTTTTACATTTTAAAACAATAACTGATGATGGTGTGACTGGATTAAGTCCAATTGACCAATGTGCAAAGGCTTTAAACTGGGGTGTTAGTTTAGAAGAGTTTGGCTCAACATTCTTTTCTAATGGAGCAAAGCCAAGTTCTATTTTACAAACTGATAGAGCTTTAAGTGATACAGCATTGCAAAGACTAAAAACAAGTTTTAATAATAACTATGGTAAATTAAAAAATAGTAATTCTACAATTGTTTTAGAGGAAGGGTTAACATTTAAGCCAATTTCTATTAGTCCAGAACAAGCTCAGTTTTTAAGTTCAAGACAATTTAGTATTGAAGAGGTTGCAAGAATATTTAATGTGCCACCTCACATGCTTAAAGATTTAAGCAAATCAAGTTTTAATAATATTGAAATGCAATCACAAGAGTTTGTAACATATACATTGATGCCTTATATTACAAGAATAGAGCAAGAGATGAATCTAAAATTATTCAGAACTAATGAGTTAGGCAAAACATTTATTGAGTTTAATGTAAACGGATTGTTAAGAGGTGATGTAAAGTCAAGAACTGAGGCATATAAAACAGCAATCACAAATGGTTATATGTCAATAAATGAAGTAAGACAAAAAGAAAATTTAAATTCTATTGAGGGTGGTGATAAACATTTTATGCAAATGAACATGACTACAATAGACAAAATTGGAGAGGATGCCGATTCCAACTCCTAATATAGATGAAACTAATAAAGATTTTATTGACAGATGTATGTCAGATGAAATCATGGTTGAGGATTTTGAAGATGAAAAGCAAAGATTAGCTGTTTGTAATACTCAATTAGAAAATAAAAAAAATAATAATAATATGGAAAAAAGAATTTTTAACGTAGAAACAAGAGTTGATTCAACAGATGATGGTAAAGATGTTGTTGTTGGCTATGCAAGTGTTTATGATTCAAGATCAAATAATCTTGGTGGATTCTATGAGTTTGTGGAAAGAGGAGTGTTTAATGAAGATTTAATTAATTCTTCTGATGTTCGTAGTTTAATAAATCATGATCCAAATCTTATTCTTGCAAGAAGTACATCTGGAACATTAAAATTATCAGCTGATGAAAGAGGATTAAAGTATGAATTTGAAATGCCAGAAACATCATATGGAAAAGATTTAGCTATTTCAATGAAGCGAGGTGATATTACACAAAGCTCTTTTGCTTTTACTGTTGCAGAAGATGAATGGTCTACAGATGATGAAGGAAACAACATTAGAACAATAAAAAAAATAGATAGACTTTATGATGTTAGCCCCGTGACTTACCCAGCTTATAACATGGCTGAAAGTGATTTAGTAGTTGCAAAAAGAGGCTTAAAAGAATATCAAGAAAGTTTAGTTGAGGAAACTAAAGAAGAAATAATTGAAGAAAAAGAAAACAATTTAGTGAGAGGTTCTCTTATCTCATTAAATATTGAATTAAAAAAGAGAAAATAAATTAAAATAATTAAAAAATGAAAACATCAATCGTATTAAAAGAGGAAAGATCTGATATTATTTCTCAGTTGGAAAGCATTAAAGATGTTGCTACAACTGAGGAAAGAGATTTATCTTCTGAAGAAAATAATCAAGTAGATGGATTGTTAACAGAAGTTGACAATTTAGATGCTAAAATAGAAAGAGCTGAAAAAATGGAAACAATAAAAAGAAATGCTGCTGTTATTTCTGGAGTTACAAGCACAAAAGAAGAAAAAGAAATAAGAGATTATTCTTTTCAAGATGCTTTAGCACAAGCTGCAACTGGTAGAATTGAAGGGCTTGTAAAAGAAATGGACCAAGAAGCAAGAAATGAGTCAAGATATACTGGACAATCTTACAAGGGAATTGGTATTCCTTCAAGCATATTAACAAGAGCTGCTGTTGGAACTGCTGCTGGTAATGCAACTCAAGTTATGGCATGGACTGATCAATTAGAAGCAAACTTAGTAATGGCATCTGCTGGAGCTAATTTTTATTCTGGAGTAAACAACATGAAATTCCCAGTATTTTCATCAATCAATTCTGGATTCGTTGCTGAAACTGGAGGCTCTGCTCCAGCTGCAAATGGAACTGCAACATCTTTAACTTTAAGTCCAAAGAAATGTATTTCTATTGTAAACGTATCAGCTGAGGCTGTAACTCAAAATGCATCTATTGAAGCTGCATTAAGAAGAAACATGGCACAATCAGTTGCTTCAACAATGGAATCTGCATTCTTAGGAAATGCTGATGTTTCTAATGCTCCAAATTCTTTATTTTTAGATGCTACATCTTCTGCAACATCTGTTATTTCTGTTGCTAACGTTGAGAAAATGGAAACTGACACATTAGCTGCTGATGTTAATTTAGAAGGATCAAGAATGGCTTATATTCTAAATCCAGCTGCTTATGCTGATGTTAAATCTTTAGCTCAAGTTGCTTCTGTTTCTGCTTTATATGATAATGCTGATAAGAGATTAAATGGATATTTTTCATTTATTACATCTAACTTAAACTCTGGTGGAACTGCTTCAAAAACTGCTGCTTTATTTGGAGATTTCTCTAAAGTACACATCGCACAGTTTGGTGGATTAGATGTGATTTATGACATTTACTCTGGAGCTGGAACTGGTGAGCCAAGATATGTATTAACATCTCTTGTTGATGCTGGAGCTGTTCAATCTTCTACATTCCACAAAAACTTGGAAGCATAGTAGATAATAATTAATTTTTAAAAAGGGGTGGTGGAATTACCATCACTCCTTTTTTTATAACTAAATAATATGAAAACATATCAAGTAATTACTCCAGCATCTACTTATCCAGTTTCTTTAACTGAGGCTAAATCTCATTTAAAAGTTGATACAACTGCCGATGATACTTATATCACATCTATTATAAAAGCTGCAACACAATTGAGTGAAGAGTATACAAATAGATTTTTTATTGATACTGTTATTGAACAATATGCAAGTAATTTTGGTGATTTACAAACTTTATTTAAAAGTAAAGTAAGTGCTGTTGCTTATGTTAAATATTATGATAGTAATAATAGTTTGCAAACATTAAGTGCAAGTGTTTATGATACTCAGTTAAATTATGAGCCATCACAAATACAATTAGCTAACAATCAAAACTTTCCAAGTATAACAAAAAGAAATGATGCTGTTTTAACAAGATATACAGTTGGTTATGGTAGTGCTGCAAGTGATGTGCCAGAGATTATAAAACAAGCTATTCTTTTGACAATAGGAAATTTTTATCAAAATAGAGCAAGTGTTATTACTGGTAAAACTGCAACTGAATTACCAATGAATGTTAAATGGTTATTAGATACATATAAAGTTCAGATAGTAGGATGACAATAGGAGAACTTGACAGAAGAGTAATAATTGAAACAGTAAGCACATCTGCTAATAGCTATGGTGAATTGACAAGAAGTTATTCTGCTTTCCGTACAGTTTGGGCTGCAATAGATTGGAAGGGGGGAAGTGAAGTAACAGATCAAAGTGAAAAAATAACTGGAATGACAAAGCTACATGTTTATATTAGAAATTTAGACATGAGTAATTTATCTTTACAATCAAGATTAACTTACGATAATAAATATTACTTTCCAAAAGTTATAAATCAAATTGATGGAAGAGAAGCTTTTTTAGAAATAATTTGTGAGAATAAAGATTAATGGCTAAGTCAAACATAACAGTTTTAGGAACAAAAGAATTAAATGATTTGTTTATGCAATTACCTAAACA